ATAAATGGAGCAGCAAAAGCACCAAAAAGTACTGTAAGTACGATAATTTGTCTTACCGTTTTACCGGCATCAATTGAAACTCTTTGTACTGCTTTGTCTTGGTTTTCGGTTGTTTGTTTATTTGCTGTGATAAGTCTTTCGAATATTTCTTTTTGATCTTGACTCTTTTGAGCCATATATCGAAAAAGGAATCCCGTGACTCCACCGCCGACCATACTAATCAGTTCGGGTGAAAACATAGATGTTGACTCCACTGGGCTAGACATTAAAAATCACAGACATCATGGTAAAAGATTCTACAGGTATTTATACTTTGCGTTTAATTTTCTTTTTTCGTTTAACTTCTGGTTTTTTAACGCAAACAAACTCTACATAATGAAAATATGCAGCCCAAGCAAATACCATTGCCAATCCTGCGTTTAACGATACTTGTGTCCATTCTGGATTATTAAATGTTAATACATTAAACAATGATCCAGCAGTACAGAATCCTAAACCTGCTTTTACTGGTAGAGTCTTATACCAAGGCATTTGATTTAACTTACCATCTTCTCTACCAAAAATAAAAATAATAAATGATGTAAAAGATAATGTTAATATTAAATTTGCAGCAAAATTAATAAGCATTGTATATTCTTGCATGATCAACCTTTTTTAATCTTTTTGCGACGAGATTTTGGTTTCATAACTGCTACTTTTTCAACATCTTTTATATTTTTATTAAACCATTTTTCAAGTATCAGTTCTAATCCTTTTAGACCCATAAAACCCATAACAAATGCAACAGCATATTTGCCATTTGTTTGAACACCTTGAGGTAAAATAGACATAACCACGGGTGTCAAATAATTGGCACACGCGGTTCCCGCTAATATGGATGCAATAGTTGTGCTAAGTTTTTGTGCTGAGTTTTTACTTACAAGAAGTAATGCACCAAAAAAACCAGATACTAAAAATCCGATATCTATTCCATAACGAATTAAAAATGCTTCAATTGCATTCATATCGTTACTATTATTGTCCATCATGGTTTTCCTCTATTAAAGTATACGAAACCCATAATAAAGAAATGTAAGAGTATTTATCTTTTTCTACGATTAAACAAAATGGCAGAAATTGCCAATAAACTAAATGCGCCAGGACCTGGAATTGCATTTTGTCCAAATCCAACATAATCTATAAAGTTACCTTGAGTGCTTCCACCTACTGCACTAACTGCCTCAAACGAAAATCTGGTAAGATTACCGATGGAAGTAATTGTACCATAATTAACTTCCCAACCCATATTTCCAGCAGAAAATTCTTGTTGAAATAAAATTGTATCATTTCCATTTCCAAACATTTGATCAGAACCTGCATCAGTGATAGTTAAACGCATAAGATCCGTACCATATCTTCCACGGTGAGCAAAATGCCAATTAATTGAATTTAAATCACCCAAACCATTAATATCTTGATATAAAGTAGAAGCATAGTTTGCATTTAATTCAGCAAAACTGTTACCTTCATATGATAATACACCAAAAAAACCATTTTCCCAAATTTCTAATAAATTATCAGGAGCGGTTGTTGCCCAGTTTATTGTAGGGGATGAGCCATTTACAAAATCATAACCAAAAACTTGATAATCTTCAAATCCACCATTTACTAAATCTGCATTAGTTTGTTGTACGAAAAGGGTCACCGCCGCTACTGCTGCTATTGTCTGTAACTTTATTATCTGCATTATTTACTCCCAGTGGATTTGATATTTTTTCTTGAACTTCTGTAACATTATTAAATGCATCTATAATTTTATCTACCATTTCTTTACCAATCACAGTAACAGCAACTGCTCCAACAATTGTTAGAGTCATTATCTTTTTTTCTAGTGCTGCTATTTTTACAGATTGTTGTTCTGTTTTTTCTTTACAATCTTTGTGTTTTGCATCTTTACAATCTGCGAGTTGTTGTTTCAACTCCTCGCACTCACAAGGCTCGTGGTGGTTTGCCATGAAAGACTCCTTTACTAATCAGGAATCACAGAGTGCATAGTGTGTATACCTTATATGTATAAAATAAAACAACCCCCATTACTGGAGGTTGGGTTCGTTCAGTCGCGGGTGAACCATTCCCCACTGCTTCAAGCAGCCATTGCCATAGGTGCGGCAATTATAGTTGTCAACATTGGCATTTAACGAGGGTTGTCAACGACCTCTCGGATATCTCCCTATTACTCGCATCTCCCTGTCGATTCCGTTCGACCCCGTAAGTTTTTAAATGGAGTCGGGGGGATTCGAACCCCCGTGCAGTTGAGTAGTCCGCAAAGATCAACAATATCAAAGTTATTTAGTCTGCGCCATTTACGCAATTATCGTAGTCGATATATTCGGATGGTTCAGTTTGATTCAATCCTTTTAATCCACATCTACACAATCTAACCTCACCGTCAACCCACTTGACCCACATTTCTTCTCTAATGAGATCGCGCATACACTGTACTTCTAGTGCTGTGTAAAAATTATTAACATAATACCAATCATTTAGTTTAATTTGATAGTAAACTTCATGCTCTACCAAATTCAACCAAGCTGCTGCATATGTTGTTTCGGAGTACCTACGAATGGCATTTTCTGTAGTCTCTTTTAAGATTTTGTATCTAAGCGTATTAACCATAAATGGAGTGAAGGGGGATCGAACCCCTAACCTATGCCTTGCAAAGGCATCGCTCTCCCAATTGAGCTATCACCCCAACCAACCAAGAGGATCTTGTCTTCGTGAAACCATTCCAACAGTACCACCTTGCTTCTTGATTCTAGCAAAAACTTCGTCTAGAGGCAAGGGGGAAAAGTTAGTATGTTCTACACAAACATTAAGATATGAAGGATCGTTTTCCAATCCTCCTATATCAGCAATCCGTTTGACATGATTAGCGTGAGTGTGACCGTGAATGTTACACCCAAACTTTTCAAGACAAGAAGTATGTAGTGGAGCATGAGTAAGGACACAACCATTCAATACATGGAAAGAACGAATATCCTTAAAGTGCTTTGCATAATCTTCAAGTTTAAAGATATCATGATTACCACGAATCAGAATCTTTTCACCGTGAAGTTTTTCAAGAAGTGCAAGAGACTTTCTGCTAATTGAAACATCACCAAGATGATATACTTTATCATTTGGTTTTACGATAGCATTCCAGTTTTCAACCAGTGCGTCATCGTGTTGTTCGTGGGTATCAAATGGACGAATCCGTACTCCATTTGCTTCAAACTTAACAATATTAGGATGTCCAAAGTGAGTATCACTCACCAAGAATACATCTTTGCTTGCAGGAGGTTTTGTACCTTTTGCGGTCATATAGTGGATGATGAAGGACTTGCACCTACGAAGTCTAATGACAAGTGATTTACAGTCACTCCCCTTTGCTGCTTGGGTAATCATCCGAAGAGCGTAGCGAGGGGCTTGCACCCTTTATCTCACTTGTCCGTTGCAACAGACAAGTCTAGTCATCATCACACAACGAACTACGCAGGAAAGCGAACGATGGGATTCGAACCCACGACCATCGGTTTGGAAAACCGAGACTCTACCGCTGAGTTACATTCGCAAAAACGATTTTTGAAAAGATGTCGTGAAACTTTTGAGTAACCAACGGTTAATGTTACTCCTATTCAGGTCACTTGCAAGAATTATTCCTGACTTATACTGTTTCAAAGCTGCAGAACTGAGAAACACCGAATACTCCCTGACGGATTTGAACCATCGACTTCTTCCGTGTAAAGGAAGCACTCTAGCCGCTGAGTTAAGGGAGCGAACTTTAAATAGTTTAAGTAGCGCGGATAGGAGTCGAACCTACACTAAGCTGGTTTTGAATCAGCCGCCTCTGCCATTGGGCTACCACGCCATATTAGTGGGAATGGTGGGAATCGAACCCACACGATCAATTGATCGACAGATTTTAAGTCTGTTGCGTCTGCCTGTTCCGCCACAATCCCAAACTGCTCCGCTTGGATTCGAACCAAGAAAAAGAGGTTCAAAGCCTCCTGTGATACCATTTCACCACAGAGCAACAAAAATCACTTAGAACGATTCAACTTCATCGCCTTACGCTTCTTAGATCCCATCTTACGACGGCGAGAGAAACCACGATGTATACCTTTACGACTCATTCTGATTCTCCTTACTCATCTCATTATACCACTTCTCTACGAACATGTCAAGTGATATGGGGTAATGTTTTACTACTTGTCTGGCGCGCAATCGTACATATTTAGGAACTTTTGGCGTCGCTTGTGGACTAATAAGATCATAAAGAAATCGTCTAACGCTTTCAATTGATCTTTTTTCTTCTTCAAATGTTGACATGATTGACTACCTTTGAACAATAATCGTACATTGCAATTCCCGATGCAGTACCCACATTCAAACTACGAACACTTCCATACTGCGGAATATACACGATCTCATCACAAAGTTCAAGAAGATTGTTTGGAATACCAATTTGTTCTTGACCAAAGATCATCAAAACTGGTTTATTGGTTGGCCATGCAAAATCACCAATAGACTTTGCGTTTTGAACATTATCCACACCAACCACATACATTCCACGCATCGCCTTGATAAGATCAGACATTTGATCTTCACCAAAGTGTTGAAAATGAGTGTAGTTGTGAGTACCTACTGTACCGCGACGATCATAACGCTTATTTCCATAAATCCATACGGACTTTGCTAGAAATGCATTTGCATTACGAATTACAGTAGCAATATTAAAATCATTTCCTAGATTGCTGCAAAGCACAGTAAAATTATTGCGCTTGGTATCAAGATCTGCAACAATATCATCGTGCTTCCAGTAATGATAGTGATCAATGATATTACGAGTTTCGCTCATCGGGATCTCGCGTTTACACGCTGTGCGCGTCGAAGATTTTCCTTATCGCCACTTGAAATCATTACCAGTTCAGGTGCAGTCTTATGATACCAATCCATAAAACCAACCATCTTTGGTACACGCGAACACTTAATGCAAGTTGTGGTGTCGGGAAGTGCTTCAATTCTTGCTTGAGGAATCACTTCACTACAAGTATCGCAAATACGCTGCATCAGAAACCTCTACTAAAAGATTGCTTGATGGTTCTGCATTCTTGACGCTTCTCGCCGTCTACGCGCATCTTGCGCTCCTTAAGAATGCCCTTGTTCCAACCAAAGGGTTTGCAAATTGTAGAATTGTGCTTTGCAACAAAGAAACCCTGACGCTCTGCTTCGATATCAATCGAATCTAGTACTCTTTTTGCCATAAGTACTCCCACGGGGGCTCGAACCCCGAGTTACCGCCTTGAAAGGGCGGAGATTTAGCCAGTTAATCTATGGGAGCAAGTTGTGTACCGTTTTATCCCACGGTACAACGGGTGAATAGTTTATCGCTTACCCTTGTGACACTCTTCGTCAATGCGATCATCGACATAACGATAAAGTGCTTCGTGTGTACGCTCATGCGCGGTATGGTTGTCATCCATTTGACGATAAACCGCATCAAAGCGATCCTCAACGGACTTACTCTGAGTATGAACCACAAGACCGATCAATGCTGCGATACCGAAGAAAACGGTTGCATCAGTGTTGTGAAGAACAAACCAAGAAAAAAGACCAGCAACAATAGTTGCAATTGCGAAAGTACGGAACGAAAAACCACCCAAACAATTAAATAGTGACATGTTAACTCCTTTGTTAGTTGTTATCACTCTTGTACCAATCTGTCACCGCTTTCTCTGCGGTAGTGTACGAGGGGTACACTTCAGTATGGGAGACACGATCTCCCTCAAAAAACTTGACCACATAAATGGTCAGATTTGATGCGTTCTGCATCATATCAATCTCTGCGCTTCTTGTCAAGTTAGAATTCATCATTGTGTTTGTCATAAGTAGGACGCCTAGGAATCGAACCTAGTCTTATTCGATTATAAGTCGAACTGAGATAACCAAGACCTCCCGCGTCCCGTGTTGTTAGTCTAGTATAGCATCTTCTTCGTGCTTGTCAAGTAAGATCTTGCTCTTCTTGGTAGAAGCGTGTCCCATATCGTTGATTACAAAATAATTACGATTTTGGCGATCTTCGTCATGACCAAGACGATAGTTGACCTGCTCAACATTCATAGAACGAAGAGCGGCATGCTGCTGTTCAATCATTTGAACAATCAGCCGTCCAGTACTAATGGCATCTTCTTGTGTAAGTGGAAGAGGAATGTCAATAAACAAACGATACATGTTCAGATCTCCAGTTTACGAATACCATCATCGGTGGTATAGTAAATCTTACTAAAAATTTCACGACACCATGACTCGCAAGTTACACATGGCTTGGACATTCGCATTTGACCAAACTTATTGTACCTTGCATTTACAAGAATCAACTTCTTACCCAAGAGATTCTTTGGAATCTTTCGGTATGCATCTAGTTCTGAATGCATCTCATCAAAAGTATATCCAAGTTCTTTTGCTTTTGGATGACTCTTGAAGTGATTAAACCCAACTGCAATAATTCTCTTCTTATGAATCACAAGAGAAATATG